CGACGGCGGAGTCGTCGGCGGCTTCTACCGCATCGACTTCGGCGGCGACCTCGGTCTCCGGATCGCCGAGGTCCGAGTCCACGCGATCGGCGGCGGCGACGGCATCGGTCGCCTCGTCGCGACCCACGACCTCGACTTCGTCCCGGAAGGAGGCAACTGATGAGCGCCACGAGGACATTCTGTGTCAACACGCGAGCGGGGGCTGAGAGAATCGCCCGAGAGCATCGGGCGGCTGGGAGAACCGCGTCGGTGACTCGCCACGAGTTCCGTCGCGAGGTCAACGGCAGGATCAGAACCGACGTCTGCTACGAGATCGAGGTGGCATCGTGAGCGCCCGGAAGGTTCGCGCCACGGTCGACTTCCGACCGACCAACCCGGAGGGTCACTTCGCCTCGTGGCTCGGAACGGTAGTCAGCATGAACGGCAACCCGGTTCTCGACGACCAGACCGGCAACCTTGCCCGGTACATCTGCCGGATCACCGTCATCCCGGTGGACCAGCCGAAGCACCCGAACGACTGCCAGTTCCGCCTCGTCACGCAGGGATCGCACAAGTCGTCACGCCGCTACCGGTACGGCACTTTCGCCGAGATGGTCGAGGTCGCCGAGAAGTGGGCGGCTCGACGCTTCTACTCCGAGCAGGAGGCGATCACGAACTGATACCGTCCAACCTCAGATCGTCCCGGTCGAACTTCCTCCCCCTTGAAGCCCCGGGACCGATAGGACCGTCGACCTCCCCCAGTCGGCGGTCCTGTCACGTTCAGGACTTGCTCGACAGCGGATGACCTTCTGGAAGCAGGTCCCGGTCGAACGCGGCACGCGGGAACCTGCCGGTGCGGACAGCAGTCAGGAAGGCGTTGACTCGTCCGAGTCCCCATTGGTCCGCTGACGTCACGGTCGGACGGACCGAGCCCGGGTTCGTCCTGTACGCGCCGACGCCGCGCTCGAACACGGCGGTCAGCATCCTGAGCGTGACACGCTTCCCGGCTCCGGTGTACTTCGCGTTGTGCTCCTCGACCTTGCGCTCCAGCACTTGCCGGATGCGGGCGGACACCTCCTTGCGGATGCGGTCAGCGATCGAGCCGATGACACGCACCTCGGAGACGTTGCGGACGACACGCCGATCGGTCTCGACGAACTCGTCGCCTTGCCGGGCGTACACCTCGATGATGACAGCCGGGTCAGCGGTCGTCGCGTCCCGGTTCTCGCCGCCGATCTCGACGGTGCCGGTGCGGGAGATGCGGGTCACGATCCCGGTCGCGTACTCGGTCGGATCGGGCGGCTTCGGCACCGGGTACTGGACAGCAGTCCCGACACGCACCTCGCCGGGTGTCGCGGCTTCGAGTTCGCCCTCCCGGATCAGCCGGTCACGGGTCCGTTCAGCCCACTCGCGAGCACGATCCCGGTTGCCGCGTCCGATGTCGCCTCCCCAGAGGAGCCACGCAACCTGTCCCGGTGTCGGACGGTCAGACTCGCCGTCGAGGTAGGCGTCAGCCTTCGGGGACCTCAGGTCACCGTCATGTCGAGCGAGCCATGCCGCCATGCGACGCACCTTGTCCGCAGAGACCTCTCCTCGGGCCATAGAGCGCGCCTCACGGATCGTGCGGGGTCGCAGGCCACTCCCGGCGTATTCGAGCATGTCGAGCCCTCTGCGGGCGTTCGACGCGACGTACGAGGGGACAGCGACCACGAGCGCCGATGGTAGCGGTCAGGTTCCGTGTCGGGTTCTCGGGCTCAGAACGGATCGTCGAGCACGGACATCGGTTCGAGGAGGTTGCCGTCGAGGTCGTAGACGTCGTCGTACTTGACGCGGCGACCGAAGCGCCGGTCACGGTCCTGTGTCCGGTCGTAGTCGGTGTCGGGCGGCAGTTTCGGTTCCGGTGCCATCAGTCCTCCTTCGGAAGCAGGCGGGTCCTCTGACCCTGTTTCGTGAGTGTCCAGCCGTAGCCTCGATACACGAGCGAAGCGATGCGTGGGACCGGGATGCGCTTGCCGGTCGCGCCGACGATGTAGCCGCGAGCGAATCCTTGATCGTCGTAGTCCTCGAAGAACAGGTACTCACCGTCGTCGTGTCGTGCGATGCGTGAGCCCATCAGTCCACGCTCAGATCAGCCATCGGACGATCGACAAGGGTGCCGGTGCGCGGGTCGTACACCTTCGATCTCTGGTCGGTCGGAATGTTGCGCGGGTTGATGAGCCACGAGCGGTACGGCGCGCGAACGTCCGAGATCGAGGAGGCGGCTCTCACCGCTTCCCTGAACTTCATCTGGATGTCCGGCGCGATCATGTTCACGATCCTTCCTGCTCGACGCGACAGGGCGATCTCGTCAGGCGTCACAGGTCTGACCTCCGTACTGCTAGTGCTCCTCGGTTGAGGATGGCGAAGAAGGTGTCCGGGAGTTCCGGCTGGTCGTACGACACTTGTGGATTCCGAATCCTGACCGCATCGTACCCTCGGGCCAACGCGAAGCGCCCGGGGTCCTCCTCGATCAACTGGTACATCGCGTTCAGGTTCTCGGCCTGCTCACGAATCTCGGGAGCCAACTCCTCCAACGGAATCGACTGCTCGAACACCTCGCCGAACTCGTTCGTGGCAGTCCTCCGAAGATTCTGACTATCGAATGCTCGGCGTTCCTCAATGAACGCCCTCATCTCCTTGTGGAGGTCGTCGAGGTCAACGATCTTCGCTTCGGGATGTAGAGCGAGGTCCATCACTTCACCTGCGGCTCTCGCACCTTGCGCTTGACCGAGCCCGTATGCCTCCCGCGCATACGCCTCAGCGGTGGACCGGACGTCGGTGACGTAATGCCCAGAGCCGAACATGCCGGACCCGCCGAACGGCGTGTCGGCGTCGACGAACTGGGCGACGTAACTTGCGACATCCTCGGCGCTATCTCCGTTGAGCCCTCGGTAGATCGGAGTCCAGCCATCGGCGAGAACCTGTTCCCATTCGGCGTCCGACACTTTCAGAGGCTTCGCGTTGAAGCCGTTTCGTTTCGCCATCTCGACGAACGACGGATTCCCTCGGGCGATGTCCCATGAGTAGCCGTGCTCGGCGACGAAGCGTTCCGCCAACTCTCTGCCCTGCGACACGAACTCGTCGAACGACACAGTCGCTTCATTCAGCACCGGACGCTCGAAGCCTTTGCCGAGAGGATTCGGCATGTCGATCAGATCGAACTTCGTCTGACTGGTGCCTTGCTCCGCACGGCGCACGAATCGGTACGGGATGTTCGCGTCGTCTAGACGCTTCAGGAGTTCAGCCGTCGGAGCCTTGTAGCCGCTGGTGCTGACATCGAACACGACCTCAGCGATGTCGTCAACTCGGACACCGCCGAACACCTGCGTCTCGACGAATCCGCGACCATGAGACGGAGGCCAGCCGTCGAAGTCGAACTGTGCGGTGTCGAGCCGTGGACGATTCACAGGTTCGGCACGGACCACCGTTGTCAGAGAATCTTCGCTGACATACGTCGCGCGATCTCGGACTTCGTCCTTGAGGATGAGGCGAGCAGAGCCATAGTGGTCGGTCATCGAGTTCGCCCGACCGGGCAGTTCGATGTGACCGTAGATCGGGCGGTTCACGACATCTTCGTCGAACCTGACACCGAACGTCTGGGCCTCGTTTCGTTGGCGGCGTGCGATGTCCTTGATGCCGCCAGAAGTGTCGGTCTCAAACTGTGATTTGAGGCGTCCGTCGTCGAGCACCTTCTCCAGATTCGACGGGCTGATCTGAACCGAAACCTTTGCTTCACCCATGAAGTCCGCGAACTGTTCTCTACTCTCGCGAAGGATACGGCGGGCTTCAGCATCGGAGACACCCTTCAGTCGTCCGTTCGCTCGGTAGAACTTGATGACTTCGTCAAACTCCAAACCCCGCGAGTATTCCCATGCTTTCTGGGCATCGGACACGAACTGGCTGACGATGACATCGGCGAGAGCCTTTGCCTGTTCCGGACTGAGATCGTCTGCTGAGGCGACGATCGAATCCTTCCAACGCTGTACCTCGTCTGACTTCGCCCATCGCAGTTTGCCTCGGGCAAAGTCCATCTCGTCCCCTGACGCGACGGTCCTCTGCCAGAGAGCGGCGGCGTCGTCTGGGACGGCGATCTGATACCGACCGAACCCTGCTTGAGTGAGGGCGTCGGTGACATCGTCGGCGGTTGACGGTCCTGCTGTTGCGCGTGGCGCGCTCGGCGGCGACGGCGGCTTCGGCGGGGCTGTAGGTGGAGTGACGTCGGGTAGGCGGGCGACGTCGTCGAGTTCGCGCATCAGACCTCGACGACGCAGGATGCGTTCGACGATCTCTCGGACTGCCTCGAACTCCTCGTCGGAGAACTGGTAGCCGATCTCCTTCATCCGGTTCATGTAGGTCGTGACACGCGGGTCGGCGATGATCTCGGCGATGTACTGGTTGTACGAGCGAGCCCATACCTCGGCGATGTCGGTGTAGTACTGGCGATGCGCGCCTGATGCGCCCTTCAGGTACTTCTTGACGGAATCGGCGTCACGGACGATGCGTCCGAGTTCGGCGAAGTCACGGACATCCGGGTCCACGATCTCATCGAGGTGGTCCATCCACTCAGAGCGATACTTGCCGAGTAGCACGCGGGTCTCGTCACTTCTCCACGCCTTGCGTGAGACGAAGTTCTTGCCGTCCCAGTCGACGCGGTGTCCGAGTTCGTGGATCATGTCGGACATGCCTTGACCGATGAACTCGTCGGAGGTCTTGGCGATCATGATCTCCGGGTTGAGTGCGCGGGCGTTGTACTCGTCGACCTTCGCTTTCCACTCGTCGAACGACATGCCTCGTGCGCGTCGCGGTTTCGGTCCTCGTGTACCCGGCGTGAAGTGTCCGCCCTTGCCGGAGTTCTTCCCTCCGAATCTGAGGACGGTGCGTGCGACGTCGTCCTCTGGCAGACCGTGAATCGTGTCCAGTTTGCCGAGCAGGTCCTCGATGGACTTGCGGCGTTGGAGCAGTTCGCCGCGTTGCGCTTCAGGAAGTTCGACCGTGTCTCTGAAGGTTCGACCGCCTTTCGGTCCCGGGCCAAGCGAACGCGGAGCCCGAACAGGAGGCGGTTCCAGAACTGGCGGTGCTGGAGGAGGCGGTGTAGCCGCTGGTGCTGGAGGAGTCGGTGGTGGTGGAGTCGGTACTGGTGGGACAGGGACACCGGGGAGCCGGACCTGAGTCGCGATTCGACCGCCCGGCGTCAACTGCTGACCGCTGAGCCGGAACGGGTCACCCGGCACACCGGTACCTAGAGCCTGCGGCGGCTGATACAGGTCGGTGTCGGTGCGGGTCGAGAGAGTACAACGGCAGTTCGGATGAGCCGGAGGTGCCTGAACCTGTGCGCCGTTCGGCAGAGTGAACGGGTCAGCGACCTTCGCTTCGGTCCCTGCCATGCCGACACAGATCGGGCAGACGTCGAACGGTCCCGTCGACCACACCTTCCGCGAGTGTTCCCTCGACATGATCCCAGCGTCGATCGCCTGCTGGTACGACAGGAGCCGCGCCTGATTATGAGCCATCATCCGTTCGGTGCGGGCGATCGTCCGTGACCGTGTCCGGCGGAGTTTCGTCGCGTACTTGTCGCCTTCCTTCCGCATCCGTTCGAGCGCCTTCGTGCCGGTGATGCCGCGCTTCGCGAGATCGTCAGCGACGTTCGCGACACGGTTCATCACCGCCTGCTCGTACCGTGTCGTCAAGCCGTTCAGGTTGCCGCCGAGCGCTTCCGCGAAGTCGCGTGCTCCCGGTGACGGGGTGACGGTCTGGAGTTGCTGGAAGATCGACGACGCTGTCGTCTGGACGGTGCGTGACTCGACGAACGACTGCTCGACGAGTTGACGGAACATCGCCTGCTCCGATGCGGCCATGTTCGTGATGAGCCGTCCGGCTTCGGTCTGAGCCCACGCGGTCGCTCTCGGATCGGTCGCGTTGAACCGGAAGCGGAGCGCGACATCTGACGGTGACGGCGCGTCGGCCTTCCCGACTCGGGTGTACTGGCGGGACAGTTCCCGTCCGAGGTCGATCGCTGACGTCTCACCTGACGCGACGAACGATTCGAGGAGGACGTCCTGAAGGTCCTCTGCGGCGTCTGTGAGGGCTGTGAGCACCGTCCGGGCGTATCCGGCGGTGTCAGCCGTCTCGACGGCGTTCAGGAGGCTCTCAGGCGGGATGAGGTCGTAGGCGGAACGGATCGCGTCGGCGATCGCTTCTTCCTGCCGGGACAGCGTGTCGGACCCGGCGTCCCGGAACTGAGGGCGTCCAGCGCTCCGCGCCTTCGACAGCGGGATGCGGCCTCGGCCTCGGATCGGGTCGACCCGGTGGCGGACAGCCCGGATCGAGCCGGGCATAGGTCAGACTTCCTCGGCCTCGCCGACGGGGAGACCGGCGACGCCCCGCAGGTACCCTTCGAGGCTCTCGTCGGGGAACAGCGGAGCGCCAGCCTGAGCGAGCGAAGTGATGAAGGAGCCGAGTGCGCCGAGATCGACGGACTTCGGAGTCGACCATGTCAACGTCGGCGACAGCGCCTCGTCGACACCGTTGAGACGCATCAGGCGCGGGATGCCGTGCTGGTTGAACACCTCGGCGATCTCGGACAGGTAGGCGTCGAGGGACCGGACGAACAGGTCGACCTTCGACACCGACAGCGCTTGCGAGCCGACGTTCTCGTGACCGAGGAGGAGGAAGTCAGCGAGCACGGTCATCGCGATGCGCTGGTCGTACCGTCCGACGATCGCGTCGGTGTCGAACTGGCGGCGTCCGCCGGTCGACAGGAGTTTCAGGTCGTACGCGAGGTTGCCGGTCTCCGGGTCGTAGGCGAGCGGGAACACGATGCCTTCCTGCTCGTCACGCTTGACGTTGCGGACGATCTGCTTGATCGCGTCGAGCGCGGCACGCTCCTCGGCGGTCGCGGCGTTCGACAGGAGTTGCGGCGGGACGAGCGCGACAGGGAGACCGGCGAGGTCACGCTCGATGCCGATCGCTTCGATCTCTTGGATGCGGCGCTTGTAGTACCACGGGATGAAGGCGTTGCGGAGGATGGAGCGGCCTTGCGGGTTGTTCAGTTTCGAGGTGGTGCGGAACAGGAGCGCCTTCTCGATCGGCAGGTAGACGACGCCCTTCTTCTGTGAGTTCGGGTCGTTCTGGTATGCGCCTCTGATGCCGCCGTTGTCGTCGAGGTTCCAGCGGTCGATGGTCTCCTGTGAACGGGTCGGAAGTTTGCGCCAGCCGATCCGTCCGTCGGTGTACTTCGAGCGGGTGCGCGGGTCCTTCGTGTAGCCCTGACGCCGCTTGTAGACGATCTCGTGATACGAGTAGCCGTAGACGAGGAAGCCCATGATCGCGGCGAGCGTGTCGGCCCACGAATCACTCATGTCCCCGAGACAGGACGACACGAACTCGGCCTCCGCGATGGAGCGTTCGTCGTCCGGGTCGGACGGTTCGACTGTCCAGTCGACCGCACGGATCAGCATCTCGATCGAGTGGAGCATCGCGCCGACTACGGGATCGTTGTCAGCCATCTCCCGGTAGTTGGCGTAAGCCTGCTTACCTCGGAGTTGCCGTAGGAAGTCCTGCTGAATCTCGCCGCCGTACTGGTGAAGGCCGGACGAGCCGATCTCCATGAAGTCAGTTGAGGTTGGGCGAGCCTTGCTCAGCGGGTCAGTCGACACGGTGTCCACGAGGCGACAGGGTAGCGCATCTGCCTCGGCTCTGAACGGCGGTCAGTAGGGACCGTCACAGCATGAGTCGCGTGCTCCGCATCGGGTACAGCGGTAGTGGGCGTGCTCTGGTCGCATCGGTCCACCGCACCAGCCGCAGACCGTCGACAGGTCACAGGTCGGCGGGGGTGTCGCGTTCACCAGTCGAACGATAACTGGGTGTCATCGTCGACGGTTTCCGCTCGGACTCCGGCGGCGTGTTCGCATCGTCCGATGATGATCGGCAGGTAGTCGTCGGTGAGTTCGATGCCGACAGCGTTGACGCCTTCGAGGGTGGCGGCGGCGAGTGTGGTGCCGGAGCCGGTGAACGGGTCGAGGACGATGCCGTCGGGCGGGGTGATGAGCCGGACGAGCCATCGCATCAGAGCGATCGGTTTCACCGTCGGATGAATGTTGCGCGGGTTGCCTCCCTTGTGGGCCTCGGCTTTCTTCGTGACCCATTCCCAGTTGTCGTGATCGCAGTCGGGCCAGCGTCCGTTCCTTTTCGATCGTGATCCACAGGTCGTACATTCGCGCACTTGATGGGCGTAATCGGTGACACGCTTCGCGGCGACGCTGATGTCGTCGAGTCCGGCGTCGCGTTCCGCGCGGGACGCCTTCGGACAGTAGAAGAACCGGGACGCCCCACCTACTCCTCCGTAGCCGACATCTGAGCCACGGTTCT